TTATTTTAGTAGTGCGGTAGCAATAGCTGTTCCAGCAGATATAAAAGCTAATATCAGTGCAGACCATATTTTGATGTTATTATTCTTTATTTCGACTCCTAATCTTTTATTCTGCTCTTCAACACCAATCATCTTAGTCACTAAATCAAGAAGTATCCCCATTTCAGCTGAACTGACCGGAGGCGATTCGTGTGTATCAGTCTCAGCATTTTTTTTACGCCGTGCATAACGGAGATGAATCATAAAAAGTGGCTCCCCCTGCGTACTTAGGTTGCTGGAACGCCGGAAAAATGCAGGGTAGGACATAAGTACACGCTCAACATTTTCAATATCCATACCCAAACTATCAGCTATATTACGAGGAGTGCGGCTACTCCAGCGCTCATGAGCGCCAAGATGCTGGATCATTGCTGTTAAGTAATGAAAATCGTTAACAAAGGATAACGAGCGTTGATTTACCTCAGCTCTAATTGGATTCAACATATTCTTCCTTAAATTCATATTAAGCATTTAAAACAAAACCATTTTACCATGGGATTAATCTTACTCAACTATACGTTTGAAGGGTTCCTTTCTGATTATTTGATACAAAAAAACCCCGCACTTGCGGAGTTTTCTTTTGGTCACTGCCAGTGGATTTGCTGCTGGCCGGATGATGTCGGATGCGATGCCGCTGGTACTACAATCCCCGGAGATACGATAAAGCGCTCGACCGTTTCAGTGGTCACAAACGTCGCGCTGCAGTTGATGTTTGTGCACTGGTGATAGCGCTCTTTGGTCGTGTCAGTAAAATAGCGACTTGTGCGGGCGTGCGCAGCGAAATGGCATTTTGGACAGTGAAACATGTTGGGCACCTCATTTAATTTCCGATGCGCTAATTTTACTAAATTTATCCTTATATAACAAATAGTTAAAAACATGTCACTGCGTTAATTCTTCGCTTTCGTACTCCACATCCGAAACCTTAACCTCAAGCTCTAAGCCCGTTGTGTAGCCGTTCCCGTTGAGGTTATGCACCACCCGGCTGATTATCCACGCCTGCTCGTCTATGACGCGCTTAAATCCTTTCACGGCAATTGGCGTTTCAGGAAATAAATCTGCCCGGCCAATCGCCAGCGAGATTGAAAACTCCGCGACACCTCGCTGCAGCTTGTCCCACTTCGCCTGAGCGGCGCGCATTGCCTGCGCCTTTGTCGCGTAAATGGTCGTCAGCGCCAGCACGTTGTCAGCCTCACCGGCCATATACTCACCCTCGCGCGCTTCCTGCTCTTTTTTGGCTTTGGCCTTTGCCGGGGCTTTGGTCGCTTTCGGGTGCTGTAGCGCGCGGAGGTGCTTCTCTTTGGGCTTTCTCTTGAGCTTCACCTTTCGCTTTTGCGGCTTCGGGTCTTTGGTGTGCAGCCATTTCGCCGTCACGCCGGTATAGGCTTCCCGGTCAGCAATGGCAAACTGATGACGATCGCCGTCGCCGCGCTCAAGCGTCATCTGCGGAATGGGCTTCCCGCTGGCAGTCTTACCGCTCCCCGCTATCAGGAATAACAGTTTCCCCGCTTTTACCGAAACCACCGCCCCGTTCCGGTCAGCCAGACGGGACAGAAACACCGCGTCGGATTCCTGCGACTGGTCAATGTGAGGCACGGCGACTGCTTTCAGCGTGTCGGCCACGCTGGCCGTCAGCTTATTGCGTGCCGTAATCGTCTCCACAATTTGCCCGAGCGTGGTGTCATGCCATGACTGTTCCCGGCGAGAGTTCAGCGACCCGCGAAAATCGGCGCTGCGCCCCCGGATGGTCAGCGTATCAGGCGCGCCCCTGTGCTCGATTTCGTCGACCGTGAACGTCCCTTTTTTTATCAGCGCGGAATCCTGCCAGCCTAACCACAGCGTCAACGTTGCGCCGCGCGGTGGCATTGCTATCTGGCCGTCAGTGTCATCGAGCTCGATATCGAGCTGGTCGGCCTCGAATCCGCGATTGTCGGTCATGGTCAGGCTGATAAGGCGGTCACTAAAATCCTGCGTGATATCCTCGTTATCCAGCTTGAGCATAAACGCCGGGGATATCTTCACCCCGGCCTGAATATCCATTCCCGTAATCATCCTGCCAGCCCTCCCATCCAGTCACCGGCAGATGTCACCAGATTGTCGGCCTGCGTTTTCAGGTCGCCATAAATGGCCGCCAGCGATTTGTCGACCCGTTTAAGGGACAGGCTAAACTCGATTTTTCTCGCCGCCCCGTCGCTGAATAGCTCGGTGTGCGTGTGCGTCACTTTGTCGATGATATACATGCCCTGAATGATGCCCGTGCCTTCAATCAGCGGCCACGCTCGCCCCTCGTCTGCCATCAGCTCGATGGCAGTCAGTGACAGGCGACCGCCGGTGATTTCGGGGTACAGCACGCCCGACAGCGTGCGCGTGGTTTCCCCTTCGCCGAGATACTGGTAGGCCGGCGGTTTGCCTACCCGGTCGTTTGACACCCAGCGGTAATCCTTCGAATACTGCATCGACTGATAGGGCAGCGTGCGGCGTTCAAACACAAATAAACCCAGTACCATTAACATGCTTTAGCCCTCATCCGTCATGTCGCATACTTGAGCGCTGACGCGCCCTCTCTTCCCGGTCGAGTTTCTCGAAAGCGTCACGTAACTGACGGTCAAGGTCAGTACCCGCCCCGACACTACCCGGCAGTGTGATGTTGTATTCCCGCTTGCTCTGGTCGATATAAGACCGGCCTGCAGGAGCAGTCACCGGCTGATAAGCCTGATAACCACCATATGCAGAGGTTGCCGGGATATAAGACCCGTTTTGCGTGCCGGTAGCGGTATTAGCTTTTGCGGCAGTCTGGTCGAGATCGCCCGACTCTTTTTTAATAACCCCGAGCTTTTCCAGCAACCAGTCAACCTTTCCGCCGAGGAAGTTAAAGAGCTTGACGGGAGCCATCAGCGCATTAGCAAGGTCTCGACCAAACTCCACTCCAATATTTTTACAGCTGTCGAGTGATTCCTGCGTCGCCTTAACCGGTGCAATCAGATTAGTAAACCACTGCCAGATGTCGCGCAGCTTGCCCGACACTGCGTCAAATACCGGTATAAGTGGCGAGAACATTTCACTTAACGGTGCGATAACGGCTTTCAACCCCTCACCGATACCCGAGAAAAAAGCGCCCAGCGGTTCCCAGTATTTACGAATCAGGATCGCACCGGCCACCACGGCAGCGACAACTGCGACCACCGGCAGACTGATAGCCCCTATCCGTCAGCATATTGCGCTTTTCTTCCGCCTGAGCGATCAGCTCTTCAAAAGAAGGAGCCGGGCGGTCTTGCAAAACAGGATAACAACGCTTATCAGGCACAATCATTTTCCCTTTTGCCTGCCCCTCCATCAGTGCCAGATAATCATCATCTGCGATACGAACATAAAACCCCGGCCATGTTCCCGCCTTGCGGTAAGCATCTTCAAAAGCATCGTTATAAAAACCACCTGTTTTTGCTCTGTAGACAAATCCCATAATTAATAACCCTCTGCGGCATACATGAGATTGACAGTACCGCCGCCAGCGATAACCCCGCCCAAAATGCCGCCTCCGGGCGGCACTGTCACAGAGCGCCCCAGACGGCGCACACGCCACGCAACCCCACACACACCCACAAACCAACCACACATCACAGCACGCCACCACGACGCGCATAACCCAAGCCACATTAGCCAACCATCTCGAATCGCTTTAGGGCGACTGTCATATGCCATTTTCATGCCTTTGTTCCACGCAGGCAGATAAACCCAATATTCCCCTGCGCGCCCACTCGTTGACTGCGGATCAGTCATCTCGACTACAGGCAGCTTGCCCTTCTCAATCATGCCTTTAACGGCTGCAGGAGTTTTACCAATAAGGCGCGCGAATTCCTGGTATGGAACAGCATCGCTCACACTATCAATGACCCTATTCATTTGTGAGTATTCCTCGTTAGTGTTTTAATTGCTCCTAATGGCTATTAATTGCCATATTGGAGCCATTAAATTGCGATAACGAACAGAAGATTACTCTGTTATCGTTTTTTCATCAATAGTGGAGTGTTAATTACGATGATACCCGTAAATGAAAAACTAGCGATCATGCGCGAGTCAGAGCGCATGAATAGAAAGGAATTCAGTGACTTAACTGGCGTTCCATATAGCTCTCTTTCCAGTTATGAGAAAGGGGTTAAAGATATGGGCATACAAGCCGTAATGAAGATTTTGAATCATCCACAGTTCAAAAAATACACGATGTGGTTCATGACAGAGACGATATCACCTGAAGCTGGGCAAATTGCACCGGCTCTCGCGCACTTTGGGCAGCAGACAACAACGTCACCCCACTCAGACCAGAAAACTGGCTAACCATTTACGGCGCTTATTTGTGCAGTAAATGCACAGTGAGTTTTTGCTATTTAAATCAGGAAATTGAAGTACGCAGTAACATCATCGGGAGGCTTTATGTCTGTTAAAAAGCTCGATGATGGTCGATATGAAGTGGACATTAGACCGACAGGGCGTAACGGAAAACGCATCCGTCGGAAGTTCGACAAGAAAAGCGAGGCGATGGCTTTTGAAAAGCATACTCAATATAACCATCACTCAAAGGAATGGCTTTCAAAACCCACGGACAAACGCCAACTGTCAGAACTGAAAGAGTTATGGTGGAAGCTGAAAGGTAAACACGAGGAACACGGTCAATCGTATCTCAGGAAAATTGAGCGTTTCGAAACGATGACCGGTAACCCATGCGCTTTCCAGATCACCAAGAGCCTGATAACGCAATATTGTGCTCAACGCCGGGCTGAAGGTATTAAGCCAACTACCATCAACCGCGACCTGATCACATTAGGTGGGATGTTTACTACCCTGATTGAGTCAGAAATGTATAACGGCGAGCATCCGTTTAGAGGGTTCAAAAAACTGAAAGAGCAGACTGCCGAAACGGGCTATCTCACTCTTGAGGAAATTGACGCCTTACTGGCAGCGCTATCAGGAGATAATCGTAAAATTGCCGTCTTGTGTCTGAGTACCGGGGCAAGATGGGGAGAAGCTGCAAAGCTGAAAGCGGAGAACGTGATACATAACCGGGTGTCTTTCGTTAAGACGAAAACCAACATACCGCGAACGGTTCCGATCTCTGATGACGTTGCGGCTTACGTAGTCGGTAAAACGAGGGGCTTTCTGTTTGCTGAGGCCAGTTATGCTGAATTCAGGCGAATCCTCAAAGCGGTTAAACCAGATTTACCGGCCGGGCAAGCGACACATGCGCTGCGACACTCTTTCGCCACACACTTTATGATTAACGGGGGCAACATCATCACACTGCAGAGGATCTTAGGTCATACGAAAATTGCGCAGACAATGGTCTATGCGCACTTCGCTCCACAGTACCTGCAGGACGCGATTTCGCTTAACCCGTTGAAGGGTGCAAATGGTGGTCAGAGTGTCCACAATGTGTCCACACCCTAG